GGCAAAACATTTAATGACTAAAAAAACAGTTTATGTTATTGGGGATTGCCATACTTCAAGGGTACAAGAGCATTATGACAAAATTGTTAGCCCAGTAGATTTTGTTTTCTGGGGTAGGGCTTCAAAAAATATATGGGATTTAGATTTTGAAAAAATGTCATTAGAAAATGATCTTTCTTCTGGCAAAGAAATACAAGATTTCGAAAACGATGGAGTTGTTAGCTTTTCAGAAATTAAAGACGATGGAATAGTTTTTGCTTGGCTAGGGTATGTTGATATAAGAACATTTTTGTCTGGCTACGACAATTCAGAAATCGTAGTTAAAAAATATATGAGTGAGCTAAAAAATAAATTTAAAAACTCAAAAGTTTATTTAATAGAGCCATTACCTCAATTTACCGAAATGTTATTGAAATATGATGGCATAAGTCCTTATTACACGCACGAAGAAAGAATAGAGCAAAACAAAAAATTTTTAAAACATTTAAATGATTATTCTGTAACCAATAATTATAAAATTATAATAACTCAAAAAGATATCTTGGATGCTTTAAAGGTTAGAGAGCTTACCCCATCGATGACACATAACTTAGCTCCTCATCCTGTGGATGGGCTAAGGTCAGAATATAGCAAAATGATATTTGATCTTTTTGAAAATAAAGCTATGGAGGTTTTAAAAAATGAAAGTTGATAAAAGAGACATAATAAAAATTTCAGATATAGGGTTTGTTTTAAAAAATTTTTATACCGATAGTGATAACACTTTAGAAAAATTTTCAAGTTTTCCAAAACAGCCCTACAGAATTGGAGAGCAAATACGTGTAGACGCACAGCATCATATAGATTTATTTAATTCAATTAATTCTTTTTTTATAAAAGCTTTTCAATTTTATTGTAAAGAAAATAATTTAAGATATAAAGACTATATCATAAATAATCAAGAAGCTTTATCTGTAATTATTTGGGAGCCAGGTGGATCAATTGGAAGCCATACAGACTCTTATAAAAATGAAAATGATCAAATCATTGAGACTGATATAAGCGCAATAATATATCTAACTGAAGATTTTGAAGGTGCAAATTTTGTATTTGAAAAAGAAGGCGCAGAAAAAGAAAAAGAAGAAGATACTGGGCCAGCAGGTACATCCATAGTTCCCAAAAAGGGCGACTTGTTAATTTTTAGATCAAATGCTCCTCACCATGTTAACAAGCTTGTTTCTGGTAGAAGAATAACAGTGTCGCAAGCTTTTATAAAAAGGGGTAAGTATGAAATTTGATATAGAATTTTTATCTGATAACAAAGAAGTTTTGTTGTTTAAGAATGTTTTCAATAATTTGAATGATGTTTTAATGGATTTAGAAAAAAGTAATTGGATCTTTTGGGGAAGAGACTACAACGATCCCAATTCTCAATTAGGTTATTCAACTCATTTAAGCGAAAACGATAACTTAAAAAAATATTTGATTAAAAAAACAGAAGAGTGTGTAGAAGAATATTTTAGAATTAATCAAAAAGATATCAATGATTATGTTTTTTATAAAGATGACTTTCACGTAAGAAAATGGATATTCCCTATGAAAGGAATGCCTCCCCATACAGACTATACTTATAATTATAACGGAGAAAAAGCTTCAGTTTCATTTACAATATGCGGATATTTAAATGATGATTATGATGGAGGAGAATTTATGCTTCCAGAACAAAACTGGCAACAAAAGCCTCCTGCGGGGTCTTTAATAATATTCCCCTCACATACATTACATGGGGTTACAGATTTATTAGATAAAAATAGATATATGTGGACAACATTTATCTACACAAAGGACCAACTAAAAACAGCAAGGTATTGACAGTTTTTCTTATTAATAATATAATATGTAAATGAGAAAAGATTTAGACGAATCTATTGTACAGCATAAGTCAAGGCCACCTTTGCGCTGGCTCGCCAATATGTGTGGAGACATCGCTGGTTGGGCGATTATGCGTATTTCCTATCATGATGAATTAGAAGATTTTGGGTGGCGGTATAAATTACACTCAACCATCTGGAAGATTACATGGCCAGTCTATTACAAGTTTGGTACATTTTATGAGTTTAGCTTTGATATGAGCGGAGATGGCTGGAATGATTATGATTCAGAGGGAGTACCTTATTGGGAAAAAACTGGTTTTGTTGATCCAGATTATGAACAGCCTTGGGATTATGTGGATGAAAATGGAGACGCATTTAGAGTGGTGATACGTGGCTAAGTGGTTGTGTCCTTGTAACGGTTGTAAAAAAGCGGCTAAGCAAGAGCAAGATCGCATTATAGAAGCAATAGAACAAATAGAGATTAATGGTCCTTCTCAGCTTAATGCATTAGGATTAAAGCTACTTATATTAGATATAATTAGGCCAAAAAAAATAGAAAGTAAATAAAATGAGTATATATGATTATGAATATAAAACCAATTCTGGAGAAGTTATTAGAATGGACAAGTATAAAGGAAAGGTTTTGATAGTTGTAAATACTGCTAGCAAGTGTGGATTTACTCCTCAGTATTTAACTCTTCAACGTCTCTACCAAGACTATGCGCCCGATTTAGAGATAATAGCTTTCCCATGTAATCAGTTTGGATCTCAAGAGCCAGGGGATGACTCCGAGATCAAGCAATTTTGTAACACTATGAATGTTACCTTTAGCATAGCCTCTAAGGTAGAGGTAAATGGAGATAATTCCCATCCAATTTATAAATATTTAAAGTCATCTGCAAAGAATAATAAAGATATAGATTGGAATTTTGAAAAATTTTTAATTGATAAAGATGGCAATATTACAAATTATAGACCTGATTTTTTAGTTACAGATTTTATAGATATATTAGAAGAAAAACTCGGAAAAAGTGAAGGCGAAAAGTAGAGATGAAAAAAGTAGCATTATTAGCCATAGCTGCCTTCACGGCAGCATTTGGCGCATATCATGCCTTTAAAGATTTGGCGGAAGCGATGGAAAAATGGGAAATGGAATGGGATGATGAAGAGGATTTATCAAGCCTATGAAATATGCAATAGGCATACTTTTAGTTCTTTTTGCCATATTAAACTATTTTGCATGGTTACAGGGTAAAGCATATTGAGCAATTACCCTCTTCCAAAAGATCCATTTCAGGCTGCATATTTGCAGCATTTGAGAGAGAGAAATGTTAAAATAGCATCTGTCTGTCATTTCTGCAAAAAAGCATCCGTTGGGATAAATTCGGACGGGTATAAAATAATATTTGTATGTGAGGAACACCATGATATATCATAAGCATTTACTCGTTAACGCTAAAGTAAAGAACCCAATGAATACCGAAGAACAGGGTATTGAATTTCTTAAGTTTCTAGTCAACCAGATTGATATGAAGATTATTAAAGGACCATTTGCATCATATGTAGACGCAGAAGGCAATAAGGGTCTGACCGCAGTTGTTATGATAGAAACTAGCCATATTGCATTTCATATCTGGGACGAGATAGATCCAGGCTTAATTCAATTTGATCTCTACACATGCGGAAGTCTAGACCTACATAAGGCACTAGGAATATTCAAGCAATACTTTGATGTCCAAGAGCTAGATTATGTCCTATTTGATCGTGAGAATGGATTTGTTGTAGAACAAGCGGGGCGGGAAGCCGAAGGAGTATTCTATAGTAAATACCCTAATGGATTAGAAGTTCCAGAACATATGATGAATCCCAATATAGGAGGATTCAGAGGAAATTCAGATGACTAAATACATGTTTAAATGTAAGGAATGTAAGACATTATTAACAATTGAGACTGAATTACCAGAAAAAGATATACATAAAGTTCCACCATGCCCTTGTGGCAAATCTAGGATGATATCCTTAAATTCGCCAGAATACGCATATAATCTCTGGGATTAGGTATAATAGGACTATGAAGAAGTTTATGGTGGCTGATCTGATAAAGGAAATATCTAATATCGTGTTCTTAGATATAGACGATACTATAGTGACTGGGTACTGGAAGGAAAATGGAAATCAGCCTATTCAAAAGGTTATATCTTTTGTAAATTCTTTAGACAAAGAAGTAATTATAGTTACTGGTAGATCTGAACAAAAAAGGCGGGAGACCGAAGATTTGCTTAATTCTATAGGTATAAAGTATAGTAATATATACATGAACCCATATCCTGAAAATGAATCTAATAAACATAAAGAAGAAATAGCTGAAATGTATCAAAATAGAGTTTTCTTGGCTATTGACGATAATGAAAATGTTAGATCTATATACAGAAAATATGGCATAAAAGCCATAGACCCTGTATCTATATAGTCATAACATCTATCATCCCCCTCCAATTTATCTCCTGTTATAGTCCATTCTGGCTATTTTAAAGTGGAGAATTGTGGAGCAAAGTGGAGAATCATACTATTAATTATCTAGCAATTACTATTATTTATATAACAAAAAGATATACGTGTAATAATTTATATAATATGGACGCCCGTATGTCAAATATGGCATATTAGCCAAATTTTGTCAATAGATTTTCTGGGAAATTTATATATTTGATCGTAAAAGACAATTTTGGCCCATATATTTTTAAATAAAACCTCACAATATTGTCACATTTTGTTATAAAACCTAACATTCTTGACAGATTTTGTGAGATATGATATCAAATTTCCACGATTTTTATATATTTGTCGTAAAACAACAATTTGGCCCATAATTTAGCACAAAAGAAATAGCACATATAACTAATTAAAGCTATATGTGCTATATGGGCTATTTGATTATCTAGATATTTGTACTTTATTTACAGATCCTAAAGTTTTTCCAGCAACAGCATCTGCGGCAATTGCAATAACTGATAACATTGCAAATAGTACAAAGAATAATACCCACCAGCCGCTGAATATTAGAAATAGAGTTATATAGGACATTGCCATTCTAAATGGAGTTATTTTGAATCTCATTAGAATGAATCCAAATCCATTACATACTTGGAATCTCTAGTTCTTTGATTGATTACTAATGGGGGTTCAGGTCTTATTGATTCCACCACATCATTTAGAGCATCCGCCAACAATAATCCTTCGCTGGTGACTTCATTGGCTTCCCATTCGGATTTCATCCGAATAGCATTGTATTTGATAATATATTTAACTAATTCCATTAGCCGTTCTTGGGTATAAATTGGATAATAGGTAGTTAGGACATTTGCTAGAACTGATACATTAAAATAATGATTAGACAGTTCGTCTGTGATTTTCTCTGCTAGTTTTTCTTCTGATGATTTTGCCATTGTGTCCGCCTTTCTTTATCATTATAGCAAAAAGGGTGAATCCCCGCAACCTTCCCAGTTTTCCCACCAGAGGCTGCAGGGATCCACATCTGCTTACTTGACGTTCTTGCCGTCAGTAAATACTACGCCCTTCTTAGCTGCCTCTGCAATGGCATTCTTTGCAGCTGCTGAGAAGCGGCCACGCTTGCCCACA